GTTCCATTGTGTAATCTAAACATAACGGGTGCAGCTGCAAAAGTTGGTTTACCTCCCGTTTCCGTTTCCTTTACTTTCTTAACGTGTACCTCCGTAAACATCCAAGAAGTAGTATGCATTGGGTAACGATGAATAACTAGAAAATCATCGGCTCTATTTCCCCATTTACCTCCTCCTTCAGCATCTGCCATGTTTGGTGCTTGTGGCATTCCTTCGTAATCTCCGCTTTTATGCGTTTTTCTTAATGCTTCAGTTGCTGCGTGAACGCACATATAAATTGAAGTATTCGTTTTTTTGGCAAACAATCGAAGTTTTGTAGCCATCTCATAATCTAAATCGTGAGCATTGGCAAATTTAGGCTTTAAGAATGAATTGTGCGGGTCAATCATCAAAGTATCATAATCACCTAAAACTTGTACTTCTTTCATAAACTCTTCAATAGTCCAAGCCTTTTGAGCATCTATGAAATCAAAGTGAGATTCAATAAAGTTTTTACAATTTTCAAGTTGTTTAGGTTGCATATCTTTAATCTTACATCCAGCGTATAACTCAATCAAATTTCTCTTTAATCCATTAACACTATTTTCTGCGGAGTAAATAAGATGTTTAAGATTATGTTTTTTAGCTAAACAAAGCAAGTACCATAATACCCAATAAGTCTTACCAACGTTTGCATGACCTAGAACGATGTTGAATGAAGCACGTTTGAATCGTAGGTTAATATCTAAATCAATACCTAATCCTAAACCCAAAGGTATTTTATCCAACCTAGACAATTCTAAAAACTCATCACTACTTCTATGGTTAACTATCATTTCTTTTTTGTTTTTATGTGGAAGCCATTTACATCAATTTCATTTCCCCATTGGTCGGTGGAAATTACATCTGCTTTTGTATTTATTACATTATCATTTACATTTACATTATCATTTACAGTTATGTTTGTTATCGTTTGTAATGCTTTGTTATCATTTGTTATACTTTGCCATCTTTTAGCCATTCCAACTTTACCCGCTTCACTACGTTTTGTTTTGATTTCCAAGAACTTAACTAAATCACGTTTCAATTGCTGCTTAATAGGAGTAAAAGCCAAATTTATGATAATATCTTCAGTAATTGGATTTTCATCGTTAACATAAGCAAAAATAAACTTAATCAATTCTCCAGCTTTTTCATTTGGTAATTGTTCGAATAATGCTTTTTGGTCTGCGTATAGTATAAATCCTTTTTTTTCTTGTGCCATAATTTATAAAATAAAAAAGCCTCTGTAAATCCTCAGGGTCTCAAGCTGATTCATTACAAAGGCTAAACTAATTTCCTTTCGTTACCTATTTTGAGACCGTAACGTATACAAATATAACGTAATTATTCTTTTTTAGTTGTGTTTTTTATAAAGTTTTCTGAATAAATTCCTCTTCTACTATCACATTCATCTTCCCATTCATCTAAAAGCCAAACATCGTAAACTAAGTCGGGAAATATATCCGCTTTTTTGACTGCATCTTCTTTACTGTTTGCGTTACCAATCCAAAATGCTGGTTGATTTTCTCGGTAGTAAAATACTTTGTAGTAAGTCTTCATATCACCAGGTTATTGTCATTAGTAAATTCTCTGATTTTTTCTCTTAAATAGTCAGCCATGTCTAATTCATCAGATGTTGCTTCTCGACCTTGATACATTCCATGCTTAGTAGTTGACCTTAATAATTGGTCAAGCTGCATTACTGTATGCTTCCAATCAAAAGCCTCTAGAGCTAGTTTAGCATCTTCCTGCTCATCAAATTCAATTGTTATCTTCATCCGTTATATTTTTAAGTTGATTGTAAATAGATTCCGATTGCTTTCCCCAATACATTTCACAAGTCTTACCATCGAATGGTGGTGTTAAGAAGTAGCTTTGCATATACTTACTTGCCTCAGCGGTGAATCGGTAACAGTTTTCTTTTAGTGGGCATCCCTCGCCCGTACACATCGTTATATCAGCCATAAAAGTCCAGTTTTTTAGTTAATAAACATGACAAAAAGAGGGCTTTTACACCCTCAATTTATTAAAATGGTAAATCAGTACTATTTGAAGATTGCATTGACATTCCCGTAGGTTTTGCTTCCGTTTTTTCAACGTACTCAGCTTTGACAATCTTGCCATCAGTCCAACCTACCTTTCCGTTACCTACATATTTTTTAGGCATTTTGGACTCTCGGTCTTCTTTCGACTGCGCTACAATAATACTAGCATTATTGCCGTAATCGTCTTGTTTGTCGTTTACAATCATAGTGTACTTATCGTACCCACCTTGTGCGTTTTTGATACTGAAATTAATTAATGAACTCATAATAAAATTGTTTTTAATTGTTCGTAATATTGACGAGCCTCTTTGACCCGTTCAATTATCTTTGCTTGTGCTTCTTCGTCTTTTTGCACAATGAATCTTTTTATTCTTAACTCATTCGGTATTTGGTCGAAGTTGTGTGAAAGTTGTACCGCATTTCTAACATCTAAGTCTTCGTCAATTAAATGTAGTTTCCAATGCTCTCTTCTCACTTCATCTTCAACTATTTCAAAAGGAGTATTCATCAAACAATACACTAATTCGCTAGTATCGTGTCCCGTTAGCATCATATACCCTTGCATCTGCCAAAAATAATCTTTATTCTTTAAAGTAGAATCAAACATCGGAAAAGTTGACCCGTTCCAGCTGCATTTTATATCCGCTAAAAGATTATCGGTACAAATATCAGGCTCACCCGTTAGCCATTCGTTGTTAAATCTCGTTTCATTCTTAACTACAAAGTCCCATTTAAGCACCTCAGAAGCGAATTGAATTGCTTGGTCTTCCATTTGGATTCCTTTGTCAGTATATCTACTTGAAAAGTCCTTGTATATTCCTAATTCTTTTTCTTTAAACACATCCTGGATGTATGTTTTTGCAGTTTCAGATAGAACTTCTGATTTTGTTCGTGCGTCAGTCATCAACTTCCCAAGTGATGAACATCTAAATAATATTTCTTTCATATTAATATTTTAAACTTACTTTTGAACGACTTCTCCAATTATAAATATCTTCAATTAAAGTTCTATATTGGTCTCTATTAGCACAATCAACTAATGCAGTTGGTTGTAATCTTAACTTATGCATAAATTCGTTGAAATCAAAATTTTCATTATGAAAAAGCGCTATCATGACACCAACAAAAGAAGACCTATTATATCCATTATAGTATGGTTTAATCATATTAATTTTATTTGCCCATTCTTGACCTAAATCAAAATCTCTACCAATCCAAGTACCATTTTCTAAAATACCTACTGATATGCTGTTTTGATGTTTTAATCTTGCTAAAGAAACACTACCCGAACCTCCTGATGAGTTATTGCAAAATGAAACGCAACTTTCAAAAGTGTAATCTTTATTTATATTTATAAAATCACGAAGTTTTACATAAGATTGTACCCCCATATTTGCATAACCATCAATAAAATCTTTTTTAGTCCAATTTTTTTGATTTAGATTTAAAGTATGAACTTCATTTAAAGAATAACCATTTAAAATAACATAATAAATAGGTGAATTGACATTAATAGACGCAAGTAATCGATGCTGACCATCTATAACTGTCATATTTTCATTTACTAAAATAGGATTACAAAGCATTCCATTTAGTAAAATACTATCAGATAATCTTTTAACATGCTGTGGGTTTGGAGGTCTATTTCCATCAATTTGCTTGAAAATAGTCAAGTCACTTGTTTTGTAAACTTTGTTTACTTCTGTTGAATTTTGCACTTGACTACTGTTGTTCGTCATTGGTGCTGCTTTTGTGTTAAACATTTTGTTTTGTTTTTAAAATTTGCCTACTCTAAAAGGTTTTCAGCTTCCCCTATATTATTATAACAATGAGATTACTGCTTTTTGTACTTCCGTTAATTCAAATTGGCTTAATGGCTTTAAGAATTGCTCCTTTGTTATCTCTCCAGTGTCCACCTTTGTAAGTCCATTATCGAATCTTTCTTGCGGCATAGTAGGTTTCTTATTAACGTGTTTGGTAACATCGTTAGCGTCATCGTCTTGCATCGACAAAGAAAGTAAACTTTGAACGGAATAACGTCTAAAGTAAGAAATACATCCGCCTAATTTTTGAGGGTCATTAATTTCAGGTAATTTGATTTCAGAGATAAACTCCTCACCCGTTTCGATGTCAATCACTATGCTTTGCACACATCCATTTGCGATAGGTTGTAATAGCAGTAAATTGTACTTGTGTAAGATTGGCTCAACTACATCTAAAATAGTGTTTAAATCAGCATATTTTGATTTAAAGAAAGGATTGTCAGCTGACTTGTTAATCTTGCCAATTGCTTGTTTAGCTAAATGTAGCTTGTAATAAATTCCATTTACTCGTGGAATTGCGTCTTCAAATTTTTCTACGTTTTTCATGTTATTTTGGTTTTAAATTGTTTACAAATATAATACTTATTAACTAATCAAACTAATTAATTGTATTTTTTTATTAATTCTTCCTGGAGCAGTCTCATTTGAAAGTAGTTTTCACATTTCAAAACTTTCTCTTCTACCTCAGTAATCAAAGGATTCTCAATCGTAAATTCGTTTTCTTCTAGGTCTCTCAAAATAACCGAATAAATATATTTAAAATCAATTTCGTTTTTTAAGTTGTCAAACTGTTTCAAAGCGTAAACAATGTTTGAATGGTCACGATTCAATGCCTCTCCAATTTTACATAAAGACCAACCTTTGTTTCTTAAATATTTACTGATAACAAACCTGGCGTAAACCTTATCTCGTTTTCTTGACTTCGTGTTGACCTCGTACTTTGCAATTACCTCGTTTAATAATTCTTTATTCTCCATCTTCTTTAAAATTTTCGTCACACCATTTACGGAATGATTGTTGTATATTTATTTGCTGCTCCATTGCTTCAATGTCTGCGCTATCTACCATGTGAGAATCGAATGAGCGTATTGCATTTATAAGTAAATTACGTTTCATTTTACTTACTCGTTTCATTGGTATATCTTCAAGGAAATCTGCTAAAGTTGGCAGCACCTGGATAGCTAATATTTTTTCGTTTGTTGTCATAATTTTTCTATTTCTGATTTAACATCTAACCAGTATTCATAAGTTGACCTAGTTGCTGCATAAGTCACTTCAATCATTTCCTCCACCGCTATCAATGCGCATAATTTTGCATGAGGATATAACATACACATAGATTCATTAGGACAATTTAAATCTACGTTAAACATTTTCTCTACTAATTCTTTGGCTTTATCTTTTGCTATCATTTTCCTTCGTTTAATTTGATTCGTCTAATCTCATTCATTAACTCCAGGTTGTAAGTTGTAAAATGCTGCTTTCTATGCGCATCGTTTACTCCCATTGGAGGAAAGTAAGTATTCTCTGCTCTCGTTGGCTTTACGCTTCTATTCAAAAATTTCTTAATTAGCTGCATTGTGTTTTAGTTTTTTGTAAATTAATAATTCAATTGTTTCAATATATTTATCTAGTAAAGAAAATACGTCTTGTTTTCCGATTTCTACTTCAAGAATATCAATGTAGTTTACATCGTCTTCAATTATTTCATAGGTAACATCTATGTCTACTCCTTCAATTGTTACTGTTGTTTCGTGTTTCATGATTGTAAATTTTTTAAAATTAATTTTTCTATTTCTTGGTAGCGTTCATCTAATAAATGACTTACATCTATACCAGCTATTGATAATTCAGTTATTTCAATGCATCCTATATCTTCTGGATTCCATTTACCTATAACGTCAATATCAACGTCATCTAGTTGTATTATTATTTCGTATCTCATTGTTCGTTTTGTTTAAGTGTAAAGTAATAGTTTTCTGCAACGTCAATCGCTAAAGTGATTTGATTAGCTGAAATCCAATCTCCTTTTTCAATGTAAAATTCTTTGATTAATTCTAGTTGTTTAATTGTCTCGTTCATATCTTTTTTTTTTTGTTTCAACAAATATATGCCTACTGTTTTGATTAAAAACAATAAATGTGATGAACGGTAAAATAGAATGATGAGTGGTAAATGACAAAATACTCTTTACAAAATATGGGTAAAATGTAAATAGTATTTAGCAATAAAAAACCCCCACCGATATGGCGAGGGCTTAACCTAAACATGAAAAACAAAACTTGTTAACTGTAACAAATATAGTAAACTTTTGTGACAAATACTTTTTACATTTTTATATGTTTCTGCATATACTATTTAGCATTAAGGCTTTTTTATATGTAATTGCATATTATAACTCCATCAATTCATTAATGCAAGTTTTACCATTTATTATAACTGCGCACCCTATAATTGGCTTTTTACCCGCCTTTGCATAAGCCATCGCATAAGCATCATGGTCGATTCCGCAACCTACTTGCGCACCAAAGATTTTAAAGTTAGCACCCGCAAACCATTCGGTATAACATTGAGTATGCAAATGTCCTTGAACTGTTGACATCATGTCAGCTCTACATTTAGCCTTTGCAGTTCCAGCTTCTCCATGAATATATTGAACGCCATCAATAACAACTCTTTCGGTAAAATTCCATTGTGGAGTTTCTAAGACTTCTTTATATGCTTTAATCCACTTTCTAGGAACTGCTCCCGTTTGAGCCTTACGCATTATTAAACGGTCATGATTTCCGATTGTAACGTCTGCTATTGGGAAAGCATCTCTCCACTTTGCTATTTTACTAATAGCTAAATCTAATTCTTCACCACCTGACATTCCATCAACATCGGTTTCGTGGTAAGAACTAAAATGGTTATCGATAACATCTCCAATAAAAACTACTTTATTACATTGGTGTTTAGAGTAAATCTGCTTACAAAACTCAAGGTAACCATCAAGACAAAAAGGCTCATGTAAATCACCTATACATAATACTCTTGTTTCGGATTGTTTTCTATGGTTTAAAATTAGACTGTATTCACTTTCGTTTAATCGTGGTCTATACTCCATTAATTAGCTATTTCAAAGTGCATAAAATCCATATTTTTCTCTCTTCCTAAACTAATGAATCCATGCTTGTAGAAAATATCAATCATTGCTTTATATTCAGGTCGGGCAAATCTTGCAGTTTTAGATGTTTCTTTTAATAGGTTTCTTTGCGGATCAAGATCAATTGCAACACCCCAA